GTCTCTTTCTATTTGGTCTTGAAGTGCTTTTATTTCTGCCTTCAATGCTTCTTTACGGTTAAACTCTTGATTCTGAATAGTAAGATAATGTGAGCTAGTATTAATACCACTAAAGCTAGGACTTTTAAACTTAAATACTATTTCATCTGCAATACTTCCTACAGACCAAAACATAATTAACATAGACCAAAAGAACATACACCACTTGCAGTTCCTTGAAGCTTTTTCACTTTTAAATGTTGGTATTAATTTCATAATGCTTTATCGTTTATCCAAAATGCAAATAACATAAAACCAAACACGACTACTTGTACTATAGAAGCTATTGTAATTTGTTTCATCGGGTGTACGTTTTCTATGTCATCTAGTTTCATTGTAGTTGTTCCAATACACTTATAATAAATAAGAATACAAATATACTTATAAGTGGTAATTCTAATTTAATCTTTTCTTTGGTCATCTCTATCTGCCTTTGCAATTTTATCTATATCTACTAAGTTAGGTACGCCTAGTAAAGTTTTCAAGAGTACATCTTGTCTAATACTTTGATTATCCATAGCTCTTACTCTATCAATTAAACTTACTATAATACCATACTGACTATCAAGCTTTGTAGATACTCTTTCTTCCATAGTATCTAAAGCTGTTTGTACTTTATCATCTAAGGTATCTAGTTTAGTTTCCATACCATCAATAATTCTATTGATTAGTTTCCAAACAAACATACCTAAACCTAAAGCTGCTGCTATAGGAAAGCCTAGTTCGGTTATTACAGCTACTGCATCCATTAGTCTTTAGAAGTGTTAGAAGCTCCAAAGTAAAAAGATATAACAGCACTTGCCAAGCCACCAAGATATCCTAGTACAAGGTTTATAAGAGCTTCAGAGTTCTGCTCTGGTGGTTGTAGAGTAACAAGAAATATGTATCCCATAAACCCACCTACAACAGCTATACCCATTATACGGGCTGTCCAGTCTTTACTAAACTTATTCCTAGCATCTTGTCCATCTTGTGTTTCTAATTTAAACACATCTACTTCAAGCTCTTTCATCTGTACTTCAAAAGCTTGTTCAGCTTTTTTAAGTTCTAACATCTGTTCAGGTGTAGCTTCTGCTAATCCTTTCTCTATAGCTTTTGGAGTATTAGGAACACCTAACACTTCTGATATCATGTTAGCTGCCATTCCTCCCATCGGTCCACCCAAGGCAGTTCCTAATGTAGGTGCAACAGCTCCAACTATATTTTTTAATAATCCTTTCATTTCAGGCTCCTAATACCATTTCTTGTAATTCTTTACTTCTTCTACCAACTTGTCCATACCAACGACTGTCTTGCATTTGTATAGACATCTCTTTCCAGTTATGTTCTCTACAAGCTTTTAACATGTTACGAAACTTTGAAAGTCTTGTACCACCTAGATTAAAACACATGTTGACTAACACTCTCTGTATAACTTCTGGTAGCTTTTCAAAGTCTTCCTCGCTACCAAAGACATGTATGGTTTCCTTATAATGCTTTTCAAAGTCATCCTCATAGTACATGTCTACAACTTCTTGAGTAACAGGTGTACCAACTTCCCAATCATATTCCGGGTCGTTAGGTTGGCAGAGGTGTCCAACTCCTAGAGTTTTATAGCCTAGACTATCCATATAAATTTCTAACACTTCACCTTCGTGTCTCTTTATTTCAGCTTTGCAAAGTTCTATATCTAATTTATTTTTATTCGTAAAAAACATTTAATCCTTCTACCTCTCTTTGTTTAGCATGTTGTACTGCTTTATCTTTTATTGACTGTGGAATATTTTTTATGTTTCCTTCTATTTTCATATTCTGTAATATTTCTATTTCTTTTTGATTTAATGTAGGAACTAATAATGGTATTAATTTTTGTTTATTTTCAGGTCCTATTCCCATAGAAACTTCTGTCATAATTTGTCCTGTTACATTATTTTTTATAGGACCTAACCAGCCTTGTAAAGATTTTTTTGTTCCATCTACACGTGTCATATCTCCACCACCTTCAGCTAATCCAAGCCTAGCCATCTGGTCAGAGTAAGGTTTACCTGTATTAGGGTCTACTCTATCAGCAGGGTTTTCTTTAGTGTAAGGAACATCATCTTTACCTTTTACTAGTCCTCCTGTTGCATATTTACTTTTTATTTGAGATAAAGTTTCAGATTCTTCTGGTTCTAATAAAGGAGCAAACTCTCTAACAATAGGAGTAACTTCTGATACCTCTTTTGTGAATTCACCTAAACCTTCTAAAAATGTTTCAGCTTCGTCATTTGTTATTAATTCTAAAGGCTTTCTTCCTATTTCAGATACATCTTCCATAAAACCAACAACAGGAGCTACAGACTCAAAAAAACTTGAATCATATTTTGCCATGTTTCTTCCTTTCTCTACCCATAAATTACCATAACCAGAAAAAGCCATAGTTTCACCAAACTTTTGCAGTCTTGTTTCTTCAGCTACAGACTCTTTATATTTTTTGTTACTTGATAAACTTATTTGAGCTTCTCTAATTGTGTAATATAAAGGCATGGAAGCTGCTATTCTTAAAAATAAAGCAGCGTCTCCTTGTTCAACTCTAGATATTAAAGCATTGGTTTGAGATGTTTTAGCTTGAGCCCAAGATAAAAAACTTCCTAAAAATTTTACAAAAGGATTTTTAGATTGAGAAAACAATCTTCTATTGCCAACTGTAGGGACTAATGCATCTCTATCTGCAGCTTTTATTCCTGCCTTCCTTAGAAATCCTCTTGCTGTCTGGTCTTCTAAAGCTTCAGTTAAAGTTTTAAACTGACTAAGATATTTAAAATCTTCTTTGTTTAATCCTAAACTATCCATTTCTTTTTGAATTGCATTTTTAGATTTTAAAAATTCTTTTGTTTTTCCTTTACCTATCAAAGTAGCTATATCCATAGCTCTATAAGCACCAGTCTGAAAAGAATAGTTTCTTGCAATTCTAGTAATTCTTCCTAACTGAACACCTTCAAAAAAATCTCTGGTGAAATTAGACATTCTTTTTTGAGCTTTAGCTAATCCTTTACCTTGTTTATCTATAAGTATTAAATCAGAAATTTCTCTATTTAAAAGACTATCAATCTGCCTTCTACCTGTTGCAGCATAATATCCTGATTTAATAACATACTTACCTTTTTCAAGAAGTCCTTCTCCTTTAGGCTCTAGTATTTTATAATCTTGACCATCTATTTGTTTCTTTTTAATTCCCAAACCTAAAGATTCTTTTGCAAAAGTTTTTTCTCCTTTTGCATATTTTCTTATTCCTTCTTTAGCAGCGTTAAAAGAAGCTTTATAACCACTATTATTAATTGTGTTTAAATAATCACCCATGCTAGGTATTGCAACTTTTGCTAATCTAGTAGTAGCTAATCCAGTTTGTAAAAACATTACAGCAGTTTGTCCCCAATCTTTTGTTATTCTTCCTTCAATACCGTACACATCAAAATAAGCCTCTAATGAATCTTTAATTTTTTTCTTTTCTACATCTGCTGCTGCTTTTATTCCGGGAACATTTTCATATAAATCTTTAGCATTTTCATATTTACCTTTAGGGTCTGCTAATTTTTTATAGTTTGTATCTATATCTGTAAATAATTTTTTAATTCCTTCACCTTTAGCACCAAACCTTTTTACAAATTCTGCAATTTTTATAGTGTTATCTGTAAGAGCTTTTAAAGTTTCTAAAGGATTATCAATAAATAAATCAGAAACCATTGCTCTAGATTCTTGGTCATATAAAGTTCTTTCTTTATCAAAATGCCTAGCAGCATTCAAAACAAATTCTTCTTCTCTAGACCTACCTATATTATTATTACTAACAAAAATAGCATCGCTTTCTTCTTTAGCCCAAATAGAATTGTTTCTTTGTCTTGTACTTGTTTTTAAATATTGTGTTGCAGTTTTTCTAGCTCTATCATATAAATTTTGTAAAACTTTATTATTACCAATTTCTTTTTTATCTAGTACAAATTTTGCTAGATTAAAATCTTCTAACTCTTTTATTTCTTTTATACTTAAAAGCTCTTTAGATTCTTTAGATATTTTTAATTCTTTAACTCTTTGTAAATAAAAAGCATCTTGTAGCTTAGAAATAACTTGAGTATAATTAGCATCATCAACTGCGGATTGTTTAAGTATTTGAGTTAAACCATAACTTGTTTCTTCTTCAAAATCTAATCCTCTAGATATTGCATACTCTTTAAAGTCTGAAGTATATTTAGTTATTTTATTTGATAAATTAAAAGCTTCTTCAAAATATTCACTCATTCTATCTTGAGTAGTTAAAAAACTAAAATTATCAGATTTTAAATTGTTTTGATTTACAATTCTACCTGCTAATATTAAAACCTCATCATCATGTGGACTTAACATTTCAGCATATCTATTTTTCCAGTAACCTAACTGAACTGTTGCTTCTTCCTCTACCGATAGTTGTTTTTGAACTTGTCCTAGCCTAACACCACCGCCTTGCATTTTAAACATTTTAGCAGCATAATTTACTACTGGTG